CATTGGGGTACTCCAGAAAAAAAAGGTCATAAGGTTTATAAGAATTTCATGCCCCACTTGATGGATAAATTTCATGTTTATTCCATTAAAACAGATAAAAAGGTACTAAGTCTCTACTTTGATGGAGAACTCTTGTTTAAACAGAAATTAGACCCCTTATTCTTCACTCAACCATATAACATCATTCTCAATAACGGAGTTTTTGATCCTAGTAATGTGCATGTTCCAAATATATTTGAGATAGAGTATGTTAGAGTATGGAAAATCTAGTGATAGACTTGGCTAACGTATAGTTTTTTCGTATATTTAGATATACAAGTAAAAATTATATGTTATGAAACAGTTATTAGTTATTATTGCTATTGTTTTTTGTTGTGATGTTTATTCTCAAACAACAGAAAAATTTGCAATACAAATTGAGGATACTTTATATCTACAACAAGATAATCCAATGTCTGATGTTATATACTCTATATGGACAGAGGACACTCCTGAATGGGATGGAACAAATCCATACATTAAATTTGTCCCATTCCTTCCAAAAAGAGAGGAACCATTGGTAGTTATTCAATAAAGAAAATGTCATGGCGGAAAAGAAAGGTTTTACAGGAAAACTTCAATTTGACTTCAATGTAGCCTCTTGTTTAGAGGTAGAATATAACCCAAATAAATGGGCAAGAACTACAGCTGAAACTTTTAGAAGTTGGGGAGGAAATAGAAGAATATTAAACAGTGAGGATATGTCTTATATTCCTTATAAAGGTCCTGTTTATCTATTTATGTCAAATATGATATGTTCATTCCCTACAAAAGGAATTAATTATATTAAAGGAGAAAGTGCTGAGGATTACATCTCTCAAAGATTTAAAACTAAATTAAAAAGTGCTTAATGTTTTATATTATTGAGAATAAAGAACAACTACAGAAATTTTCAGCTAGAGCATATAAAGATGTATTTATAGAAGTTATACCAAACTCTCCATTTACACACCCTTCCCAATCAAGTATATCTTTAATATATTTACATCCACTTAATGCCCGTAAAGGATATTTTTTATGTTTAAAGCATAATGAAACGTTATCTTTAGATGAGGAAAATGTTGATAGTCTTATTTCTTCTTTTACTAATATTTATACTTTAGATAAAAAACAATTACTATATTTCTATCCTCTAAAAAATATCCACGATATAAGCTTAAATATTCCTACATACACCAAACCTAATTCTATTGTTCATTCTAAATATTATAACAAATATAAATATCATACAGAAATCAATGAGATAATACCGATTTCTAAACATTATGAATTTTATACACAAATATATAAGGATATAAAACAACACTGTTATATGCCTGTATCTTCGGTTTTTTCAAACAAAGCTCCCATAATATTCAATATTATAGAAAAATCAGGTTTAAAAGTGAACTCTCAACTATTTGAAGATTATTTTGAAATACCAAACCAAGATATCATATATACCCAATATCATTATAACACATTAACAACTCGTCCCTCAAATAAATTTAATGGTATAAATTTTATGGCATTAAATAAAAAAGATGGATCTAAAAAATGTTTTATACCTCAAAATTCTCGATTCATTGAAATAGATATATCAGCTTATCATCCAACAATGGTTGGACAAATGATTGGATATGATTTTGAAGATAAGGATATCCATCAAGAATTTGCTGATATGTATGGGGTTAGCTATGATGAATCTAAATCTATAACTTTCAGAATGTTTTATGGTGGGGATTTTGGAGAATACAAAGATTTACCATTTTTCATAAAAATGAAAGAATTTATAAACAAAATGTGGAAAGAATTTAATGATAAAGGATATATACAAGAAGAAATAGGAAAACATATTTTCTATAAAGAAAAACTTGAAAAAATGAACCCTTTTAAATTATTTAATTATTACCTCCAGGCCAGAGAAACAGCCCAAAATATATACATAATGTGGGAGATATTAAAAATTTTAAGAAATCATAAAACTAAATTAACTTTATATATTTATGATTCTTTTACTTTTGATTTCCATGATGATGAAAAACATCTTTTAGAAGATATCTTAAATGTATTTGAAAATAAAAAATTAAATGTTAAAATTAAATCAAGCAAAACCTTAGACTTTAACTAAAACACTACATACATATGATAAATATTGAATTAGAGATGGGGAATAAACTTTTATGTACTTTTACTCAAGAACAGAATATAGAAACTTTACTTGAATATGTAATTGGAAACTATGAACTAAATAGTAATAAAGTATTTGTTTTATATATTAAAAGTAATAACGAATATGTAGTCACATATAATCTTGATACAACTAATACTAATCTACTTGAAAATACAATCTCAGTACATCGTAAAAAAGATTCAAATACATTATATACTTTGAATGGATTAAATGAGATAATTAAAGCTTTAAATAATGGAATTGTAGATCCAAAATTTCCAATTAATTGGAGTCATTATAGAAATAGTATTTTATTAACTAGAGAAGGAGAATTAAAAATCCTAAAAACAAAACTTTATAAGATAATTACTCTTTAACCAAATAGGTTTGGCTGAACAAAATAAGTTATTTATCATATAGTAAACAATAATAAACAAAGTTATATATTATGGATGTAAAAACAATCAGAAACAAAATTCAAGCACTTAGTTCCAATAATGGAAGTAGTAAACGAGAAAAAATAGACTACAGTACTATTTATTGGAAACCGAAAAAAGAAGGTAAATATCAGATTCGTATTGTGCCCTCAAAATACAATACATCATTTCCTTTTAAAGAATTTATGATTCATTATGGTTTCGGTCAATACCCAATTCCTAGTTTAACTAATTGGGATGAGAAAGATCCTATTGTTGAATTTTCCAAAAAATTACGTCAAAGTAATGATCGCGAAGATTGGTCATTGGCTAAAAAAATCGAACCTAAAATGAGAATCTTTGCTCCAGTAATTGTTAGAGGAGAAGAAGATAAAGGAGTACGTTTATGGGAATTTGGAAAAAATATTTATCTACAACTATTAGGTATTGCTGATGATGAAGATTATGGTGATTACACTGATGTGAATGAAGGTAGAGATTTTACTGTTGAAGCAGTCACTGGTGATGTTGGAGGAAGACAAGGTTTAAAAATGACACTTAGAGTTAAACCAAAGACTACACCATTGAGTAATGATGCAAAAGAAATCGAAAAATGGTTAGATAACCAACCTAATATTCTTGAAATTCAACGTAAAATGGAATTCGACCAAATAAAAGAATTATTACGGAAATGGTTATCACCTGAGGATGAAAATGAAAATGAAGAAGAAGAATCTAATGAAACTGTAGATCAAACATATAAAAAACAAGCTGAGGAATCTATTAAAAAATATCAAGCCCCTGCTAAATCAAATAAATCAAAATCATTTGATGATTTGTTTGAAGAAGAAGACGATCTACCCTTTTAATTTATAAATAAATAATCATGGCTAAAAGACCTAACAAATCTTTAATGGAGACCGTCTCCAAAGAAATTAAATCTAATTTTAACTTAAATTCATTTAAAGATAAAAAAGGATTAGTTTCAAATGTAAAATTTAAAGATCAAAAATGGATTCCATTTTCTCCTGCCTTACAAGAAGCTCTATCATTACCCGGTATTCCTATGGGTCATATAACAATGGTTCGAGGAAAATCAAATACAGGTAAATCTACTCTTTCAATTGAGGCGGCCGTAGCAGCTCAAAAAGCAGGAATACTCCCAGTTATTATTATTACTGAGATGAAACATTCTTGGGAACATTGGAGAACTATGGGTTTTGAAATGGAAGATGTTTTTGATGAACAAAATAATATTATTGACCATAATGGCTTCTTTATTTATAGAGACCGCAGTACTTTAAGTTCAATTGAGGATATAGCTGTATTTATAGCTGATTTAATTGATGAACAAAAGAAAGGGAATTTACCTTATGATTTATTCTTTATATGGGATAGTGTAGGTTCTATACCTTGCCAAATGAGTTTAGATCAAGGAAAAAACAATCCAATGTGGAATGCAGGTGCTATTGCTACTCAATTTGGTAATTTTATCAATCAACAAATAGTTCTCTCCAGAAAAGAAAATTATCCGTATACTAATAGTATGCTTATAGTTAATAAAACAGGAGTGGCACCTGCTGAAACACCTATGTCTCGTCCCAAAATGACTAATAAGGGTGGTGATACATTCTATTATGATGCCTCCTTAGTGTTAACCTTTGGTAATATTACAAATGCTGGTACTTCTAAGATTGAAGCACAAAAAGATGGTAAAAAGGTAGAATTTGCTTTGCGTACTAAAATTGCCTGTGATAAAAACCACGTTAATGGAATTACAACTAAAGGAACTATTATTAGCACAGTTCATGGATTTATTCCAAATGATACCAAAGTTATTGCTAAATATAAAAAAGAGCACGCACATGAATGGATTGACATTTTAGGTAAAGGAGAGTATCTTATTCAAGAAGACAATTCTGAATGGGATGAAAAAGAACATGTACTTGATATTTTAGATACTGATGAATAATAAGAATTTATTAGGACTGTTAGATAATATTACAGATAAACCTTCTAAAGATAAAAATATACTTGTAATAGACTCTTTGAATTTATTTTTCCGTAATTTTGCTGTAATAAATACTTTAAATGGAAAAGGAAATCATATTGGAGGATTAGGAGGATTTCTAAGATCATTAGGTTATTTGATAAAACAAATGAATCCTAGTCAAATTTATTTAGTGTTTGATGGTGAAAATTCTTCACTTAGTCGAAAGAATATCCTTCCCGAATATAAATCGGGAAGGACTTCTATTCGGATAAATTCTAAAGGAATATTTGATGATAAGGATGAAGAGATAGACTCCCAAGTAAATCAAATATCTAGATTACTCCAGTATTTAAAAATCCTACCTGTTAAACTCCTAGTATTAGAAAAATCAGAGGCTGATGATATTATAGCTTATCTTTCTTCTACTTTACCAAAAATAGACAATAACAATAAAGTTTTTATTGTTTCAAATGATAGAGATTTTCTCCAGTTAACTAATTCTAACGTTACTATATTTAGACCAACAGAAAAAATCTATTACTCTCCAGAAACAATTAAACAAAAGTTTGGAATACTATCTGAAAATTTTATCTTATATAAGACATTATTAGGAGATTCATCAGATAAAATACAAGGAATAAAAGGTTTAGGGGAAAAGAAATTATTAAGTAAATTTCCTCAACTGACAGAAAAAAAATTAATATTAGATGATATATTTTCTATATGTGAGGAGAATATTAAAGAACATGTGATTTATACTCGAGTACTTCAGGATTATGATAGAATTTATCAAAACTATAAATTAATGGATTTAAGTAAACCTATGATTGATAAAAAAGGAGAAGAGTACATCATTAATATAATTAATTCATCTACACCACATTTTAATTTAGGAATATTCAATAAATTACAAGAAGAGGACCAACTTGATAAAGTAATCAGAAATCCAACAGAATGGGCCAAAAGTATATTTTTAAATTTAAAATAATAAAGTTATGTCACCATCAACATTAAATAACATAGAACAATATGGGTATAATTTTCAAATAAAAGTTATATCCTCATTATTGGGTAACAAACAGTTTTTAACTAACATTCATGATGTTTTAATGCCTGAGTATTTTGGTAATCAAGCTCATCAATGGATTATTAAAGAAATTTTAAATTATTATCTTAAATATCATACAACCCCAACCTTAGATGTACTAAAAGTTGAATTACAAAAAGTAAATAATGATGTATTAAAAGTCTCAATTAAAGAACAACTTAAACAAGCCTATATCCAAGAAGAGAATGATTCTGTTTATGTTGAAGAGGAATTTTCAAATTTTTGTAGAAATCAACAACTTAAAAATGCTCTGTTAAATAGTGTAGACTTATTAAATGCTGGAGATTATGATTCAATCCGTCATTTAATTAATAATGCTTTAAAATCAGGTCAAGATAAAAATATTGGTCATGAGTATCTTAAACAAATTGAATCTAGATTTAGAGAAGAAGAAAGAAACGTGATTCCAACACCATGGGACATAATCAACCAAATTACGCAGGGTGGATTAGGTAATGGAGATTTCGGTTTAATTTTTGGTAATCCCGGCGGAGGTAAATCATGGGCGTTAGTAGCCTTAGGTGCCTTTGCTGTAGCCAATGGT